GCGCTGGTAACCCAGCGCTTCTAATTGTTTGTAAGTACCTTTTTAATAATAAAAACAAAGAGTTATTCATCTTAACATGCTAATTATATTTTTAAACGCCCAATATTCAGGATTTATCCAATCAAACCCTTCGGCTATAAAGAATATTAAAGACATTATAAGAACGATAGCACTAAAAATTAGAAAACCCAGAAGTATTACTTCTTTTGTGTCGGGGTCATCATGTGTCTCTTTATTTTTTCTGCTATCAATAAGCCATTTAGAAAATATGATAAATGTTATTGTGGCAAAGGTTATGCCCAGAAAGGTTAAAATAGAGTCAACAATTTCCTGTTTAACAATTAGCGGCCAAAGATACTCTGCTGTTGTTCCCATCTTGGCAGCTATTACATCAATCCTCTTTAATGCTTCTTTTATAATTTCATCTGTCATTATGGTTTCCCCCCTTGTTGTTGCGCCCATCCCGACTTAGACCATGTGCCACCACCAGGCGCGTATTGTTTCATGTGATGCGCCGCTGCTTCCTCATCACTCTCTGTTTCATCTATAACTTTTTGGTTTTTTATTATCGCTTCGGCCTGCTTTGAATTGTCCGTTTTGTCTGGCTCGTGGTAGTGCTTATATAATACTTGCATGCCATGTGCGCTACATACACGACGCAAAACGTGGCGCTTCTCGCAAAGCAAGGCGAACCATATCATATTGTCATGCTCTGCATATGGCTCGATAAACACAACATCATCTTGCCCGGTGGAAAAGCTGGGCCCATCGGGTAGGCAGCGTCATAATCACCCCTGCCGGATAGTTGCTTTACCCAAATTAGGATTATTTTGTGTATCTTTCCCCGCCGGTTATCCCGTTCCACAAACATATCGTCGATAGGGGGCAGATAGCCGTAATGGTAATTAGCGTCTAAGTTCATAGCCTTAGTTCTCCCAAACACTTACTAACGGTTGTCCGATGGCATCCAATTATTTCCGCGATTTCCGTATGGTTAAGCCCAGCCTTGCACATTTGTTTTATTTTGTTTCGCTTGGTTTGTTTTCGGCGTTCACCGGGAGTTGTTTCGCGCCGGTTGTTGTAATACGCCCTTGATTCTATGAATTATTTCCGCAGCTAAATATGATTATTTCCAAGGCCTCCCGATAATAGAAGATTGTTGGAAGTAGCTCTTGATAGCCGTTATCATCCATTATTTTTTCTTTTTTTCGAGTTACGCCTTGCGATCCGGAGAGCTTGCAATATGCGATTAGTTTCAACCTTATATTTTACTCTTATTTCATATCTTTCCCAATCCTTGCCGTCGATTTCACATAATGCTTGCTGAATATCTTCTGATGTTATTTCCGCCATTTGCGCCCCCTGAAAATTGGGTTTTTTGTTTATGCTGCTTCAGCTTCAATAATTGAATTTAATTTGTCGTTTATTTGTTCTTTTAATAGCTCAACGGTCTTTTTTAATTTTTCGATCTGTTGTTCTTGTTCCGTAATTGTTGAATCCTTCGCTCTAAGCATAACCCGCAACGATTCCACTTCTTTTTGCAAAAATACGGAATCTAATTCAGCCGGTAAATCAGCGCGCCTTACCGGCAATGCGTGTTTACCAATAACCTTATCGATTTGTTCCTGATTAATCGTCTTTTTTTTATCAAATTCAGCAATTACTTTTTTCACACCCAAGAATCCGCATTTATCGCGAATTTTTATAATCGTGCCAATACCATATTGCATGACTTCTTTGGGGTGTTTAAGCGCGGCCCATTCCAGCTTGTAATATGCGTGTTCTTTTATTCCGTGCTCGTTATAAACAAAATACTCGAATGTTGAATCTTTATAGGCTGGCAATTCTCTGAATCGGCTGTTTCGTTTAAGCCAGTGCAGATGTTCAACAAATTCTATCATATTGGTTTGAGCCGCGATCTTGTAGCGTTTTGCTTTTTCGTTAACCTGTTCCGGGGTTTGTCCTTGAAATTTTTGCTCAATGGTTTTTGTTATACCTTTCATTTTTGTTTTCCCTTCCGTTAGAGTGTTAATAATTCACATTTTTTAGATGGATTTCAATATCATCTTGGTTCACATGGTGATTATGGATTTCAACTTAAAAACGGTTCACAGCTCCTTTATGGATTTCCCGAGGCTTGCTGGTTCACATTGCCAACACGGATTTCAAACACAAAATGGTTCACATTAGGGGCCTGGATTTCAATTTTGGGTCGGTTCACACGTGACCTTTGGATTTCATGCTTGGCCCGGTTCACACAGGCGCCGTGGATTTCAGCACTCAAGTGGTTCACACCTCTCTTTTGGATTTCAAACAAAACACGGTTCACATACCTTTCTTGGATTTCAGCATTCAATCGGTTCACAGCGAATTTACGGATTTCATAAAAAGATCGGTTCACACAGTCACCTTGGATTTCAACCGGATAATGGTTCACATGTCTGTGATGGATTTCATAAAACCACTGGTTCACATTCGGGTGTTGGGTTTCAAGATAAAAATGGTTCACATTACTTTAGTGGATTTCAAGATATTAATGGCTCACAGCTATTCACTGGATTTCACAACGGCAATGGTTCACACCAGGTTTCTGGATTTCAGAGCAATAATGGCTCACATCGGGCAGTTGGATTTCAACATTTTTCTGGTTGTTATCCCAATAATAAGGCGGAACAATATTGCTATGTCCAAGTATATCCTGCACATAAGGGTTAATCGTTGGTTTTCCCTCTATTGTGCGGGCAACATGCCAAAAATGTGATTGAAAAAGTTTAACCGCTACATTGGCGGCGGCATTTGATCTATGGGCCTTCGTCCAATCCGGTCTTGTGCGCTCATACTCAGCCTTTTTTTCAAGATAGTGTTTATAGTACTCATTTTTTGATTTTATAAACCCTTCCCCCAAAGCCCATGATATTTGACGGCCAATATTTGACCAATTCGACTTTTTGCCCGCTTGTCGTTTTGGTTTTTTCCCTTCTTCGTCATTATGAAGCCCTAAATGTGCCCACCACTTACCAACATTTTGATGCTCCCGTTCTTCTATCCTAAAATTTAAAACTCCATCGCCTTTTGCTTTCCCGTGTTCGGGGCATTCAAATTCAACTAAATCCGCACCGCATTTTTTACAGATCGGAACGAATCGATAATAATACAATACAATTAAATTCCCCGCGCAATGCGGTCCGCAACCCGGTACATCCTTTAACCAAGCATTCCAAATGTCCCAGTATTGCAGACATTTTTCGATTTGCCGCGACACCCTCCCCTTGATATTTTCAAGTCCGTGGTATTTCGTTTTTCCGGTTTTCCATCCATTTAAAAGCCAATCGTGTTCGTGTTTTGCATCCGGGTTCATTGACGTTAGGCGGTTTTTGGTGCTTACAATTGCCCTGTTAAGTGCGTCGTAGGTTTTTAATAAGAATTTTAATTCCCTGACTTTTTCCTCGTTCATCTTTAATCCCTCCCGTTTTATGTGTTATGGTTTATTCCCTATTCGCTCAATTCTTCCATGTAAATCTGTAACGATTCCGATACATTTTTCAGAGCTTGGCTATACATTACCATTTCTGTTTCCGTTTCCGATCTTTTTAGCCTTATAAGAATGTCTTTGATAATATCGAAAATTAGCCTTATAAGAATGTCTTTGATAATATCGAAAAAGATCCGCTCGTCTATCAGGTCTTCATCTACCGGTGGAAATTCCTTTATGTCAGCCATTATACAACATCTCCCGATGGCAAAATTCGCCGGTTATTTACAAAAAAGTCTCCGTTCTTTTCGATCTCGATAATCGCAAAGCCCCAGTTCCATTGATTGCCAAATGGATTATAGTCAGGGCTTAAATCGCACAAACACCCAAAAGACCATGTTGTTAGGGCTTCCCGGTTAACATTTGTCCCTGGGTGCATTGAGGTTGTGTGGCAATGAGATATTGCCGCAAAAGAATGGGTTTTTAAAAACAGTCCTCGTGCCGCATTGACCGCCATTGTAATATTGCGGAACTCATGCCCATGAAATATCGGCAGCTTGCCCGCCATGACTTTCTGATAATAATCAAGAAACTCTATTCCGCGTTCCTCGAATCCAAGGATTGTTTCCATGCAGGCTAACGGTGTGTCGGCTAATTCCGGGGCGTGATTCATGTAATAACTTGGCAACCTGAGTTCATGGTTTCCAGGCTTGTAAACAATCGTGCATTTCGGGAACTTGATTCGCAGATAATCAAGAAAATCTATTGACAGTTCAATCTCTTTGTTGAAATCACGCTTTAGTGATCGCCAATACGATATGGAACTACAGTCCTGCACATCCCCGTTTAACAAAACCCCGTTGACCTTTTCAACCATACCGGCATCAATCGCGGTTTCAACTATCTTTGGTTCGTGAAACGGAATGTGAATGTCAGACAAAACCAGCCATGTTCCTTCGTGTAGTTTGTGTGGTGTTCTGATTTTGCGCCACGTTTGTGGCATTGAGATTGAATCACAAAAGAAATCCTTAGTGGAAGCCTGTTCCCTGTTGAAATCACCATGCTGACCGCGATAATAACGCACCGAATCACGCACTTTTTCAAGGTCGTTTTCCCAAAGTTCACCATGAGTGTTTAGCACATGCCTTGCAATCGTTCGTGTCGGTAGGTGTTGAAATCGCCTTACAGCATCGATAATTATTTGGTTCTTAAATGCTCGTGCCATGTTTTACCTCTCGCCAAAATAATCGTTCGTTATATCGGTTCCATAACCGGCGCCCAGGGCCAAGTCCCTGAACATACTGAAAAGGTCAAATATTTCTAAATCGGGATTATTATCAGTTATGCTAATCCTGTGTTCCTGACCGTCCGGCCACTTTCTTTCCATCGTTAATCTGATGTATGATTCCATGTTATTCTCCCTGTTTTGTGACTATTTGATGACCACAAGTCAACGTAATTACACATATTTAAACTATTTATAATCTTCCCACGCTTCTTTTAGGGTTTTGTATTTTCTCCACATAAACGTATCAATAAACCGTTTAAACCGTTTCTCTTGTTTTGTCGCATTGTACGGCATCACATATGGAGTATGCCCATAATTAACAATTTTTTGGCACCTATGAAAATCCTGCTCTTGTGTCGTATCAAACCCGATCAAAACATAGATATGAGCATTACAAATCTTGTGTTTTTTTAATATTTCTAAACCCCTTATAACTTCCCCTTCATCTTCTATTCTATCCCATGCAAAATGCAGCGTAGATGCCCATCTTGTTTTTTTAAGTGCATCGGCCTTTTTATCATCTAACAATCGCAAATCATAACCATTTTCATCTATAACGGACAAACCGGCATCCCATATTTCTTCAAATGTTTCTTTCCATTGCTTATCAAAAAATGTGTTGTTGTTTAAAAGGCGTATCATATTAAACTCTGGATTATGAAATTCCCAGATAGAATGATGATTATTATCGGGATGTGACATATCCCCAACCTTGCAAAAGCTACATCGTCTGTAACAGGGTCGGAATGTGTAGCCCAGGCTAAAAAAATTAGTATCGTAAAGGGTGTAATCAGGAAAAATGTTATTAATGGATTCTGGCAAACAAATTCCATCATATGCGGACCCTCCGTATTCATCGGCAATAAAAGCATTTTTATTTTTTTCAAACAAGATAGAGGCATAGGTGTAATCGGCATGGAATAGGGGCATATTAAATAAAATCGAATCTCCCCTTGACTTGTGATAGGCACTTAGTTGCATTAAGGCTAAATTGTGCTTGGGGGCATCCGTTAATAAACTTATTATCATCCTATCCCTTCCGTTAATTGTTTAATCTTGCTTGGTGGTTTTTCCTGTTTGTGCTGTTCATGTTCCTTTAGGCTATCGGCTTCATGTAAATTCTGATTTTCAATTTTGAACACTCGCTCGACATAGCCGTTCGGGTTTTTCACCGTTGAATAATATTTTGTTAAGGCTTCCAAGGTTTTGATAATCGCTAAAGGATGTGCGTTGTGGTTTGATGCTTTTTGGATCCACTTGTAAGGCTCAAATGGTCGGATGTTCTTTTTTGATGGGAGGGTTTCGATTTGTTTACAAAGAGCGATAATTTCATCAACTTGGTTTTGGGGTAAAATTTCATCCCAGCGGCGTTTAGAACTATTAGGAGTTGGAGAAGGGGTTGGAGAAGGGGTTCGGGTTGAGTTCAGAACCGTTTTCGAACTACCCGTTCGGGAGTCGTTCGGTGGTTGTGTTGTTCCATATTTTTTTAACCTTGCCTTGGCACTGGCTTTTCCTGCTATTTTTGCCCTTTCACTTCTTTCTTTAGCCCCTACTACCCATGGCTGGTGGTCTGCCCAATCGTGAATGATTAATTGGTTGCCCTCACGGTCTATAAAACCAGAATCCACCATTGCGTCTATAAAACAATCGGCTTCTTCATTCCAATTGGCCGCCTCTGCAATGTCTTCATTTGACCACCCGCTTAGCGTCCCGTTCGGGATTTGTTCGGCAATGTTGCACCAAAATGTAATTAAATGTTCCATGGCTGATGCGCCTATAATTCTTTTAAGGCGTTTAAATTTCCTGTGTCGCGGCAATTCTGATTTTATTCGAATGTCAATTAACATTAAATCGTCTCTGTCCCTTTTTTAATCCCGCCGGGGCATTCCTTTTGAAATGATTTTGATGTCTTCATTGAGACGGTAGGTTTGGCTATCCGCATCAGTGTTTTCCAAAATGGAAACAACTGACAGAACCAATTTGCAACAAAGCGCATAGACTATGCTTGTTTAGTGTTATAATCGCCCCGGCGAGAAAACCACTTGCGCTTTTTGTTCATTTTTTGAGCCTGTTCATTTTTAGTGAACAAGACTAATTTTTGTTCTAGTTCGGCAATCCTTTGGTACGTCATGTAAATCGACTTTATGATTGCGAGGATATTCGGGTCGGCGTTGCTATGCCATTTGTAATCGAGATGCAGCAACTTATATCGGAAAAACAACCATCCCCATAAATACTGAGCGCCAAGCAACCCGAAAAACAGAAAAGGGGCATAACGTAATGGGATGTTCAACCACATCGCTAAGACCCCCGTTGTCATTATGGCCCCGTAAATCGAGCCGAACTCAGCCACGCCCCTATTAAGCAGGTTCCTGTGATGAATGTATTTTGTTTTGATATTCTCTTTCAAAATAAACCCTTAATATGCAAAATATAAAGTAAAGCTATAAGCCTTATCTTAAATCTGTTGTATTTGCATACATTAGAAGCAACTGCGCATCGGCTTCATTATCGTCTTTCGGGTTCCATCCGTGTGTTTTTGCCGCTTTGATCATATCCGCCTTTGAAGCCCTGCCATTACCCGTTGCCCATTTTTTCAGGGTTGCCGTGTGTACGGGCGAAACCTGTATTTCCTTTTGGGCTGCAAATGTTTGTACTTCGGTTTCCAGCCCTACAAGCACCTGGGTCGCATACCCGCCCCGATGGTGAACTTGTTCATATGCGATCACCTGAATTTTGCCCTGTAAGAGATAATACATATCGAAAAGCCAGGATCGGCATCGCAAAAATCTCATGCCGGGGGATTCCCCGCGCCTTAACGGGAATTCTATTACCCCCGACATGCGCCCGTTAATGTTGGTTGCCCAGCCGGTTTTGGTAGCAAGGTCAAGCGCCAATATTTTCATTTATCCTCCGCATCGTATTTCCAGCCGAATAGCAAATCGTTTTTGATTCGTCTAAATTCCGCATAGCAGACAGGGTTTGTGTTACAGTAATAAATTTGATGCGGCCCTACTGTTTGGAAATTCTCCGTCGGCTTGCCACACCACACACATTGCTTGGTTTCTTTTATTTCGATTAGTGGTATCATGGTTTTAATCCCCGCTTTGCCGAGGGCTGGCGCGGGGAAAGCCGTGTTTGAAAGGAGGTGCTGGATACTGCCGCGTCCAGCAGCGCGGGGACTTAGTATTTTAGTGCATAATAAATGACATAAATCCAACCCAATAGGCCATGCAAAATTGCCCACCAAATTGATTTCCATGTGGTCCATGAAATTACAACTGCAATTGCGCTGCCTAATGCACTGCCTAATGATATACCTGCGCTTGTTTCTATATCAGACATTTTAATCCCCCCTAAAACTTATCCTGCATCTTGCCTACGGCATCTCCTTAAGCTGTTTAATGCAATATTCCATCACAAGGTCGGCTTCCTGCAAGCTCCATTCGGAACGAGGACTTTCAAGAATATCTTTTAATTCAGGTATGGCTTCGACTAACAACCATGCCCCTGGGTTTGTCATCTTCCATTGGACGATTTGCCCTATGCAAGCTCTACGCTCATCTTCCATTTGTTCTTCAGTCTCCTTTTTGATGTTGATCGGTTTATCTTCCTTCTTTTTGGTCTTGCGCTTCAGGTACATCGTTCTCATTTGCCAGCCCGTTGCCCTTCCCGTTGGCTTCCTTTTTCAATTCTTCCATAAGAGCTTTTTCCTGCTCTGACGGTTCGTAGATGCCATCAGCGGCTTTCTTCATGTCCACAAAATCAAATATTTCATCAATTGTTTGCATCCCCAAGATGACTTCCGGGCAATATACCCGAGCGAAGAATGTTGCAGACCGATATTGGAACATAAGGCTGGGCATTGTCAGCCATTTGGAACCCGCCTTGCGATCCCATCCTTCCGCTTTGACCATTTCCCATGTTACGGTTTGTTCGAGCTTTTCCTTTGTTTCCTTATGAGTGGCATAGGCCGTACATGAAATGGGTTTACCGTCCTTGTCATTTTCAATCCTGAATTGCAGTGGGGTGAATTTGCCGCATTGATTAATCAGGGCAATAACGAGCTTCCCTTCAAGGCCCGGTTTGCCGTGAACGACATAGACGTTCTGCATCAACATGAAGATGTCGACCTTGAACCTGTCTGCCAGGTTTAAAGCCACCATGCAGTTGCCAATGTTATTCCTGAAATGTTCTGGAACCATTGTTGCCGTTGCCAGCATCTTCGCCACCCGTTGAGCGAACTCGAACCGCTCTACGTCAAGAAACAACGATGAGCCTGTGCTTTTTACAGGTAAGTTTTCCATAATCCCTCCCTTAGTTTTTTAATCTCTCAATTATTTGTTTTAGTTCGATATTGAACGCTTCAACCTCGCGTTCAAGCGCATCTGTAAATTTGTAGTCACGCTTGACCAGTTTAATAAGCGGTTGTATCTCTGGATAGTAGGACATAAACCAATAGTGATCCACATCCATAATCCACATTGAACCATGCACCTGTTGAAAATATTCCGTTGGCAATTTGTTATCCAACAGATACTTGACATGAGTTTTTAATAGCGGGGATTTAAGCTCTAAGCCGGTATTACCAACAAGGCCATCCGGGGAACACAAAGCATCCTTCTTTTCGTCCCTGTAAATAAGACCGACTTGCCTTACTTCATCTCCGTAAAGTTTGCTGAAACAAAGCCTGGCCTCGTCCTCACGTTCAAGCCCGATTTGCATAGCATAGGATTGATAACCTTCTTCGGCCTTGCCGAGTATGGCTTCACCGGCAAGCTGATATAATAAATCCTTGCGCTGTTTTGAGCGACTACCATCAGTCGTGACAATCTGGCTGAACTTGCTTGCCGATGGTATCCCCGCTTTTGCGGCCCAGTATTCGGGGCTATATTGTGGGGTGTCTAAGATTATCATCCCTTATCCAAATCCCGCTGGGCAAACAAACCTTCGTATCTCTTTTGGAAGTCCCGCTTCATCAGCTCGATAGATAGCTGGCGGTCCATTTCACGGTTCGCAATAACAAGCGCAAATCCGATAACACCAATAAAAGCGCCGACAAATATGCCTACCACAAAACCACCAATAAACATTGTTTTGCCCCCCTAATCAAGACATCCGCTACACTTACGGTATCCGATTCGGTGTTCGTCAAAATCGGGTTCGTCATCCTCAGCAATCAACGAGCTTTCCAGCTCAATGCGTTCAGGGATGATTTCCTGGGTTAATTTGATGATGTTTTTGACTGTTTTTTCAATTGCATTAATAGAGTACACACCTTCCACTGTAAGATTCGGTGCTTGTAACAACCGAATGTCCTGCAAAACGCTGTGACTCTTAGCCTCAATTGCGGCTATTTCATCACATATTCTGCACAGTATCGTGTTTTCACTGTCTATCGGCATTTTGCCCCCTTTTAATCTGGATTCTTTGCGCCCCATGCGTGTTGCATGACATGGAGCAACTCGTGGCCGAATATTTCCTGAGACTCCACAAATAATTTGTCTCCGACCCAAACCCCGCGAACATAAACATGGGATTCGGTAATCCCGTTTTTACCACCATGAATTACGCACATGCCGTCGCATTTTGCGACATCAAGATACTCTGCCGGAACGTAATGAATATATGTGTCCGGCATCTTAAACACATATTCTCTGTCAATGTATGGGCCCATACAGGATATTACAGACAACAAAACAAGTATCCGGACTATTTTAAACATTCCGTTGCTACCCCATATCCGATACTGTCTAACCCATAATACCGGCACGGCTTATGCTCGGCCATACTCATAAACGAGATGTAAACCAGGAAAGCGATCGCCAAAATAAGCAAAAGCCAGTCAATAAATGTATTTTTTATGTCGTCTTTAAGGCTCATATCTCGTCAGTATCCTCCGTTAAAAACAATTGCGATAACTCCCAAACCGCTTGGTTTTCTATTGTCCGTAGTTCATCCCTGGCCCTTTTCCTGATCCAGTCCAAGACATCAGTGTGTCGCCTGAAATCAAGCGTCACCTTGATTTGGGTGTTATCCTTATAGTCAGGGTTATCCTTATGGGATTCCCGCTTTTCGTCCTTGGCGGCCTTAATTCGGCGGCCACGGCATAAAGCACAAATATGCCCGTATCCGTCCGGGGATGTCGCGATGGACGGAAATTCTTCCAGTGGTTTTGTTTCGCCGCAATCGCGGCATTTTTTTGTTTTTGATTTTTCCTTCATCTTTGCCTTGGTTTCCTTTGTCTTAACCGGGATCTCGTTGTAGTCGGGGTCTTCGATGAGATCAAAATATGCCAGCCTGTCATTGCAGTTTTGACAGACCGGATTATTTTTGTAAGCCGTGTCGTCATCGGGGTTTGCCGTCAAATGGTGAACGCATGAATTACACGGGTTATTTGGATAGACTTTTACGGGCATGGTCATTGTTCTCCTCCAAACCCCAATCCCCTGGTGCCGGATCGGGACGATCACCTTGCGGGCCCAAAGCGTTCAACATGGCCCGTATTTCATCAATCACCCGCTCAAGTTTATTTAAGCGGCCCTCAATCCTGATAACCTTTTCCAAACAAAAACCGTCATTTGTCATTTTTCCGCCCCTTTGGTGTATATTTTTGTGCATTTTTTACTTGACAAATTAAATAATATTATTTATGTTTTAATTAACTTTTTAGGGCGGCCCCTCGGCACAAAACCTTCGGGCCAAATATCTTTGACATTTAAATTACAAGCATCTGCAACTGCCTGTTGCACTCGCCTTGATCGGGCGGCCCCTTGTATGACCATTGAAACTGCTTGAATTGAAATGTTTAATTTGTTAGCAATATCGGATTGGGTTACATTGTTTTTTAAGAGCAGGATTTTTATTTCGGTAGGAGTCATTATAAGTTCCGTTAATTTGAATTATAATTAATTACAACCATATTACAAAATTATATAATATGTCAAGTATTATTTTAAAAAAAGTTAATTATGCGGCAATCGTCAAGCGCCTTATGCGCCTGCAAAATTTCGATAATGAGTATCAAGTTGCCGATATGTTAGGTATTTCGCCGCCCGATATGAGCCGTAGAAAAAAATCAGGAACATTGCTGAATTTAATAATCGACTGGGCGATTAACCAAAATATTAATTTGGATTGGCTTTTTAAGGGCGAAGGGCCCGCTAAAACCCCCCAGTCATCTGTTATAGAAAAACGCGTGGATGATATGGAAAAGAGACTTATTGCTCTGGAAAATAAATGCGATGACATATTGCTTATGCTTGAAAAATGGGGAGCAGCGGTACATAAAAACCCTCAACAAAAGGGGGAGGAACGAGCTGTCTAAGATTGATCCCCCCCCCCAAGGAGATAAATTAAAATGAAAAATAAAATGCTTTGTTTAAATTGCGAGTATGTCGGCAAGCCGAAGCGAGTGCCGAAAGGCCTGTTCGCAATTGAGTTGCTTTTATGGCTGTGCTTTATTTTGCCCGGCTTATGCTATACCATCTGGCGTTCTCGCAATATTGAAATGGTATGCCCGAAATGCAAGCAACCCGGCATGATTCCGTTAAATACGCCCAAAGCCCAAAAGGTATTGGCTACCGCTTAAAATGGCTGTTACGAAACTAAAAGATGGACGGTGGATTTGTTATTACAGGATTGCCGGGAAGGTTAAGAAGGAATATTTCGGAAGGGGTATAACCGGGGAATCAAAGGCAATAAATCGGAATATTGAGCTGGGATTAAAAAGAGTCAAATCCCCCAAAATGGCCGGACCGCTCTTTTGGGAAGTCGCACGGGAATATTTTCATCACAGAAACTTTCAGGGCCATTCGAGAATTTGCGTAAAGTCTAAACTTAAAAAGCACATTAATCCGTATTTTGGAACTATGCCCGCCATTCGTATCGATCACAATGATGTTGACAGATATATCCGGCATCGCCGGCAAGCAGTTAAAAACGCTACCATCAGGCGTGAATTAACTATTGTCCAGGCGATCCTTAACTGGGCCGTATCAAGGCGGCCATCTTTAATCCCCTATAACCCCATCCATAAGTATAAATTACCGCCCAACGATTGTGAGGTTATTCAACCGCCCACGCAAGCCGAAATTAATGCTATTTTAAAACAGGCATCGCCGCATTTAACCCGTGCTATTTTTCTATCCTATTACTTAGGTTTGCGCCCCGGTGCGGTTGAACTGTTAACCCTATCATGGGATAATGTGAATTTTGAAACCATGACCATTCGCGTAAGTTCGGCCCATAAGGGCGGCCCGGTTGCCAGGGATGTGCCGATCCATCCGGAATTTTTATCTACCTTAACAAAATGGGGATTAAAGGATGGATACCGGGGGCCGTTGATTAATTATCGCGGCAAGACGATTAAAAGCATTTGGCACGGCTGGAAATTAACCCTAAAACGCGCCGGCATTAAGCGCCGGTTGCGGCCTTACGATTTGCGCCACCGGTTTGTCACGCGGGCATTAGAGGAAGGGGCCGATATGAAGGCCCTGTCGGAAGTCGTGGGGTCCCGGCCCGAAACTCTTATGCGGCATTATCAGCATGTATCAAAAGAAATACACCGGCAAGTGGTTGGAAAAATACCCCCGATTGGGGATACAGGGTATGCCCAAAAACTAAACATCATTGACCTTTCTAAGCACCGCAAACAATCCAAATAATTACATATATTTTAAATGGAATAAAACAGGGCGTTCGCCCTTGCCAAGCGATTAACCTATACATTTATCAATAAATATAGGTAATTGTATCAACTAAAATTGGTAATACTCTTTTTGTATGCCCAAATAAAAAGGGGCCCCGAAAGGCCCCTCACGGAAGGGATTTGCCCCATGGCATGAAAGCTACATTTGTTCCATGCCCTAACCCGGCACAGAGCAACCGGGATACGTTTAGGTCACCCCAACCAAGTTGCGAATCTGAAACCGTACAACATCCTTTAAGGGCAAATCCGCCCCTAAATCAGAATTATAAGTTGCCTCGACCAGAAACCTGCGCTCTACCGTTATGTCTCCGGCTGTAACCTCGGCCGCCAGCATGCTCAAGTCGTCCCCGCTTAATACAATATCGTTGCTTGCGGCTGGTGAGGATACCTCGACATCCTCGCGGCTGTTAATAACCGTGCCATTTTCATCCGTCAATGTCCATGTCAGGGTTAGCGGGGTTTCCGCTTCGCCGTCCTCGTTTGTAAATGAAGTCTGAATAACCAGGGTTGATTCTTCCCTGGCCTCAATCACGTTCCCCGAACTATCTTTTAATGCTGAAATTGCCATTTTAACACCTTCCTATCCATGCCCCGGATGGCCTACGAGCCACAAAAACCCCGCCGGGTTGCCTCGCTACAAAAGCCGCGCTTAACCGCCCGACACTCGTTCCTTCTAAGTTTAAATCAATCCACTCCGACACCTTTATGCTCCCAGCCACTTCGGGTTCGATAACTTCTGGGTTAACATCCATATTTAAAACTGTATTTTCAAAAAACAAAAACTCATCAAAGCGATCGATTTCAACGGGAAGCACAAGGTCTCTTGCTTCTGTAATATTTAACGTATTGTATAAACCGATATCCGTACCAATGCTTGATATTATATTTTCATTCAGTGTTATGGCATTGTAGATTGGCCCAATTCCTGGCAAGGGAACAGACAAAAGCACTTCTTCGTCAATTAAAAGTATCGCAATCCGTTCCATTGAGATAGGGGAGCTCCCTGATATTAACTGGTCGCACAATTCCGTTATTTTTAAATTGTCATACCTGTTAACCAGATGGCCGCTCATTAAATATTCGATAACATCATCAACCGTTAACAGGTCGAAACAGTCGCCACTTATCGAGCCCCCTTGTTCGGTTAAACTTTCCGTACTTTCAATTGAATCGTTTACATTTATGGTTATTCCGCCCAGATCCCAACCCAGCGCGGCGCTATCAGTTGAAACGGCACTGCATGGAACGCTTTCATCTCCGGCAAGATTTAAGGCCGAAACCTGATAAGTATGAGTCCCCCCAATATCTACATCCACATAGAACGTTCCAGCCCTTGGAAATATGTCTAGCTTTTCGCCATCCCTATAAACACAATATTGATAAACCTGGCTTTCGCCATTATCAGTCCATTTTAGTAAATACGAATCGAAAAACTTTGTTATATTCAACCCTGTGGGAACAGATGGGAAGAAACTGCTCGGTGATAGCTTGGTGTTGCCGGTATATGTAAGGTTGGTAACGGGGGTTCCCCAACCGGGTACGTTTAGCTCTCCACCCGTATCATCATAATAAGTATCATTGTTAATGCAGGTTATTTCTTCTGCATCATGGAAACAAAAGCACCAAGCCCCCCAAACTGTGCTTTCGTCATCATCACGCGCAATCACGGTATTATTTTGTACCAGAAGATCAACCATGGCGGGATCGTAACCGTCGCTACCGATATAAATACCCCAAATTCTACCCGTAGTGTCATTGTCGATAACAATCAGGTTGCCTTCAAATGTATTATCCCCGCTGCTATACCTGTCACGCATGCCGTAACAATTATTTTCAGGGTAAAACCCGCTTGTTGCTGTTTGGGTATATTTTACCCCTATTTTATTATTATAAATATGGTTGCCCGTGGCTCCTTCCGAAGCTCCCTGCCCCCATCCGTCGCAAGTCGTACCACGCCCCTCATCGCTTAACATCTGATTGCCATAAACATTGACGTTATGGGTATGATATACCAGCGCGATGCTATATGGCGCTTTTAATCCCAACCTGCGCCTAACCTGAATAAGGTTGTTGTAAATATTTAAAGTGTTGTCGTTTTCAATAACTGTAATGCCCGAATGACCTTCACAGCACACATTGTCATAGATACCCCCACCACCAGAGCCGCCATATTCGAGCTTTATACAGTTAACATCCTTGGTTGTAGACAGGTTATGCGTCCCGTGATTCTCTACATAGTTATGGTGTACGCTTAAGTTGGGATGGGAGTACATCATATAAATACCGTAGCATTTTTCACCAATTACCTTGATGGCATTATAACTACAGCTAAAATTAGACACACTTGTCGTATATACGGCATGTGATTCAGCGCTTTGCCCGGCTCCTTGAATTATTGTTCCATTCTTTAAGGTAAAATCAGATACCGAAGATGCCCTAACCCCATAGCATGTCCCCGAACTTAAATTATAAGTCACGGTAAAACCGTTCAAGTCAAGGGTTACGCTGTCTGCCGTTATCGTAAAAGCGGTTCCCGCGCACGCAATATCCTTGGTTAAAATGTATGTCGCCCCTTCTTCGTCGAGGGTTACAGATTCATCAATATCGGTTCCGATGGTAATAGTTTTTTGTTCCGTCAACGCGATGGTGTCGGTTGAATCAATGTTCAAAACAGGGGCTACCCCCAACAATGGAGTAACGCTTTCGATAATGTTTAATAGATCGAATGTTACTATGGCGCGAGGTTCGACTGGAATTAATGGGGTATAGGAAAAAGGTTGCACGGTTATGTTATCTACCAGGCTAACCGTCAAGTTGGTCATGGGAATGAGGTTGTTTATATATTCTTCAATGTTGTAGTAACCGTCTGAATCCCGATCTAGGTTCATATCGCTGTTATCGTCTGGGTCGAGGCCGTGGCTGTTTTCCCAATCATCCGGCATACCATCCCCATCAGAATCAGTTTCTGGTGTACCTGCTGCTAATGAAGGATATCCACCAGCTTCTTCTACTGAGTCTACTCCTAAATCGGAATTGCCAGTACCATTGATAACTTCAGTTATAAGTCTGCTATCTACTGAATCCCATGTTGGTATAATCGCACCAACATTTTTCAAGACATCTGTATAGGCATCGTTAGCAGACTGTATCGTAACACTTGTTGTATCACATGTTCTAGAATAAGAACGATGACCTGATTCATCACCATTACAGACATCCCATTCACTACCCGAAGATGGATCTGTCCTATGAGGACCAATGTTACCGTTAACATAAATATAAGTTGGGCTGCTAATAGTAATACCTTTTCTTGCAGCAAGTGTGTTTGGTCCGGCTTTATAATAATTATTTATAAAGTCAACTCCATTACCATTTTCAGGATCAGAAGCGTGGTATCTCCAATTATAAATAACATTGTTTATAAATTCGACATTACCAGAAAGATTCGGATCGAAACGTGGCATACGATTCATGCCAGATGAAATAAGATTATGATGAATTGAAATATTATATCCATAACGCCCAACACCAAAATTATAACCGTGAGGGTTGTCTGAATGAAGACCGGCATCGTGTAAGGGTTCGGATATAATGCAATATTGATATGTTACATCGTGTGCATCCCCCCAAACATTACAGCATGTATCAGTACTCCACGTTATAGAACAGTGATCTATGATTACATTGTACGAACTGCCAGTTACCCGTATCCCTGACCGAACGTCATAGGGGGTCCCCCCGGAACCATCTCCCGGCCTAAGTCGTAATCCGCGGATAATAACATCATGGGTTTCTACACGGATTGTTCCCCTTTTAATACATATACCGCCACCCGGAGCGGTTTGACCGGCGATTGTAATATAGGGATCATCTATGGTAAGCGTAGAACTTAAATCTATAGTCCCACCTGTTTCAAACACGACAATGCGCGGTCCCGCCGCTTCACAGGCATATCTGAAGCTACCGGTTCCACTATTATTTAAGTTGGTAACTTTGTATAAAGTTCCACCCCTACCTCCGGGAGTGGTAGAGCCGAATCCTTCTGCGCCTGGGAATGCCGGTATTGCCATTTTACTCCCCTAAAAAATAAACCCTTAAAATGCCCCCAAGTCCTCGCCTTACGGCACAATTTTCGACAATACCAACATTGTCATAACTTAACAAAGGGGGCATTCCAAAACACCGCATCATAATTATCTCAGACAATATCGCCTGGTCATATGTCAATGGAACGCATCCTTGCACTATCGACACAATATTTTCAACAATTTGTATTGTATCGGAAGCGCTTTGCACTATCCAATCAAAACGAAATGTCGCCTGTTCCACAATAGTCAACAGCTCTTGGGTGGATAAATTTTCACCACAAAAAAAGGCAGACACCGTTTCCGTCAAGCTTATTAAATCATGTACCGAAAACGATATTTTAATTGCGCCTTCAATGTCTTCGGTAATTGCAATGTTTTGGTAAGTATTCGGGGCGATTTGAAGTAATAAATCTTCAAATTCAGTTAAGGTTATGCCGTCTGCAATAAGGGATGAAAGAGGTATCGCCTGTTCTATATTTTCTTCGATATTGATAGTTTCGTGAATATTGGTTTCAATATTTATTAATAAATCCCTGAAAGAATTAATTGAAATTGTTTCAGCCGTAATAAGTTTGTCGAGGGTTAATCCGACAACAATACTTTCAACAATATCAAGCAGGTCAGATGCCAATAAATTAATTGGGCTAAATAAATAATCGACCGATTCATTAATATTAATCGATTCGGCTAATGATGGTTTAATCGTTATTATTAGAGAAGCCAGTTCCGATGCCGTCATCGATTCGAAAACGATTGGGGCAATGCTTGTTAACGCGGATTTGAGTTCTTCAAGGGTTATGGTTACATATTTAGATATGCCTGGAAGAGGCAAGCTGTCTTCGAGGCTTTCAGATGTTTCACAATCCTCATGAATGCTAACTGCCAACGGGATGAGACTTTCGGCATCTTCAGTAATAGCGATATTAATATATTGGGATATGTCCCCGAGGGGTAAATCGTGAGCGATGTTGTCGGCTATATCTAAAACATCATATGTGTCTAAAGACAAATTGTTAAGAACGTATTCGTCAAATCCTATATCCCAATCGCCAGTTCTCGTGTCTCCATCAATATCATCATTGAAATCATAATCCGAATCACTGCTTAAATCAGTGCCGTCGTTAATTCCGTCTGAGTCCGACGATAAATGAAGGTCATCATTATCTGCATCAACAAAGTTATAAGTTTGGCTTTGCAAGCCCGCACTACCCGTTGCATCGGAGGACCCGCATGTGGTTAGGGTGGGCGTTCCTGCCCCGCCATAATCATTCGATCCCGCATTGTCTGATAAACAATTCTTGCAAACTAAAGTGCCTCCAGATGCTACTGAAAAGTTGCCCAGATCGGAATCTTTAATGGTCACATTATAGGCATATACCACCCCGCTATCAACATCCAAGCCCGCATCGTCGGCATCTATGCCCATACAGTTAATAAAAAAGGCTTTGTTTGAGTCATCGCGGGAATAAGATTGAAATAACGCTTCGCCAGTATTTCCGGCACCGGCATCCCCTTTGGCTAAACAACCAACAAAGGCAGCATCCTGGCAGGCTCCACGCAACTGAAACAAGCCCCCGTTAAAATCGGCGTGGGTTTGTCTACCACAAATATCCTGCACTTGGCTGTTTGTTTCCCTCAGGCTGAATATTCTATATTGATTAGAAGACGAAAAAGCCGCGCAACTACCGTCAAATTTTGGAATGCCCGAATGCTTTGCTCCCGATGCTGGCTTAACTACCCGGAAATAATCGGCATCGCAAATGGTATCTGCCATAATAACATCATCTACCCAATTTCCGGCATCGACCAGCAGTACTTCCCCGTTTGTCGCCGAAGGCAAATCATTGTCGGTAGCAGGTTCCCACACTCCTAAATCGGTGTAGGTTTTGCCCGTTCCATAAGTGGCGGAATTATAGCTTATGGGCAATTGGCGTGAGGCTGCCATTAATCCAATCCCTTACATTTGATGGGGATACATATGCACTGAGATGCTTATCGTAAACAACGGAATTCGTATCATTCCATACAATAAAGTTTTCAACTTCCGTGTCGATAAGCGCTGTTTTGCAATCAACATCTTTAGCTTTTAATAGATGCCTTCCTTCAAGGCCGTCAAATGGGTTAACCACCTGGCTTGCTTTTTTAAAGGGCTGATAAATGTATTTTTTGTTTCTAACTTTGTTCAAATTAATGCCATAAGGTAATAGATCGTTTAAAACAATTTTAAAGCGGCGCTTTGCGACTTTGACCGGCCTGGGTTTGATACCAAAATAATCCCCCTGGTGGTTGTTTAAGTCGATTACAAAAGATTTGGACGGAAAGAATTGTCTGTTTATCTTGTCGAGGCTATAGTTAATATCTCGAAAATCATATCCCAATATTTCACCATCGGCATATTGTGGCTCACGGAAAAAAGCCCGCAATTCTCCATCCGTAAAATAGATATCCGGAATGCTAATCAATACGATCAGCACCGCATCGATTTCGCTACGGCCCCAGTCCCAAGGATAGGGGCGCACGCTTAAGATATCCCCTTCGTTTTTGCGCCATGCTTCTGGTTCGTCGGCGACGGCAATTGGAAATTCGAAAATGGCCATAATAATAAAACCTCTTTATGTCGGATATTGCTTGCCGCTGTGCCGATCAATATGACGGCAAAAAATAGACGTATCGCATAAAAACGGGTATTCTTCTTTTGCCAAAGCGTCCCATCCTGTTTTTTTAAGTATGTCTTCTTCAACTATACGGTCATAAAAGAACAAGTCCTGCGTACCTTCCTGACGCATATAGGCCCCGGTTTCCGGGTCGAGCCATATGCGCTTCGGGGTTATAAACGCCCGTCTTGCTTCGGTGCCGTCAACCATCCGGTAGGGTTCCGAATTATCCCAAACCCATTTAACCAGCGACATATGAATCAATAAACATCCCATCGGCAAACCGTCAACCCGTACCTTGTCACCAAGCTCCCAATCGTGAAAAACGCCGTTTCCCCGGCCTCTGAACAAAAGGGGTTGTGCAGGGTTGCTCTTGGTGTAATAAAGCCCGGAAACAACCGCTTCTTTGCCCTCATCCATGTATTGCGAAAACTTTATAAAAGTATCAGGCGGGATTAAAACGTCATCCTCGATTATGATCAGCCATTCACACTCCATCTCGATTGCCCGCTTGGTGATAAGATTGTAAGCATCATCAATCGAATACCCGAATGCCGTGAATGCCAAATCAAATCCGGACGCTTCCCAGTTAACCGGGATGATTTGCCCGTACCGGGCATGGGCCCATTCGTAGCGAATCCAACCCTCGGTGGCCGTGCTGATTAACAGCCGCTTGCGCCACTTTATTTTGTTGTATTTAACTATCTGTTTTTCCATTATCCCCTTCCGTTTCTTCCGTTAATTTTTGATATGCGACTTCTAAATCGCCCCTAACGTCCCAAAACAGGCGATCAACCTTCCAGGGTTTGGGTTTATACACTTGATACAAAAGCGTACCGGCTACAAAATATTCCACTGTGGCTTCGTTCCATGGGCTGCAATGGGTCGGGTCCTGGTTATACCTGAACGACCCGCCATACGGGGTTGAGATTAGACAATATCCTTCCGGTTCTAAGACGCGCCAAACCTCGTCCATTAGTTTTAACTGCAACCACGGTTTGATATGCTCCACCAAATGGGACATAACTACCATCGCGCACGATTCATCATCCAACGGCCACGGAAATATTTCTATGTCATGCACAATTTGAACGCCCGGCAAGTCGCGTATATCCATACCGACATAACCGGGCGTACAATTAGCTCCGCAGCCTACGTCAAGCATTATCTTCTGTTTGACAGGCATTTTTAATTCCCTTCCGAATTTTAATTATTAAGCAGTTCCGAACCGCAGTTGATAGGTTGCGGAAACTCCCTGGTTGCTGTTCCAAACGCTTGTGGAATAAGTATTCCCGCACAGCATCGACCCACCGGCTGATGTATTGAAAAGCGCAATGTTTTGGATCGTGGGCGTACCACCCGGATGCGCGCCGGATGCAAATGCCACCGTGCATTGTAAAGTTTTACTGGAAACAACACTGTTGTCGCAAGTGCCGCGTTTGGTTTCGCCGTCCAGAGCGCTATGGGTTACGTTCGGTGCCGTCCCGGTTCCCAGGGCGATGTAACTGACCTGTTTCGACCCGGCGACTGCGCCGATGGTGCTGCATATATAATGCAAAAACCCTTCGTTAACGACTTCGTTTTTGCACCACCCGGAATCGCCCACAACTACTTTCCCGGTTTCGACATCTTCCCCTACCTGTATTCTGAACATACCCCGTAGGGACATCATTTCGTTTTTTACTTCGTTTTCCATTTTTACCTTTCTCCTTGTTTATTTGTTATTTCATTCCTGAAGATCCTCGATAAGCTCCATAGGCGCCTATACTTAAAATGTCTTTCATTGTTGATACTCCATCGGGCCACGATGATTCCGGCCTTAGCTTGGTTTCTAAAAATTCTTCAACTGTAAAATCATCAATATAGATAAATTCGTTCTCATCCAAGGTTGAATAAAAATCAATGGCTGTCCCAGCTCCATACACGTTTGTATCTATTAGTTGCAGTTTTACCCATTGGTCGGTAAGTTCAGTCGAATCGAAATCCCCACCCTCCATACGCATTGCAACATAGTGCGCTGACTGCCCGGATGGAATATAAACCCATGCGGTAATAAGATATTTTTTTCCAGCCATGGTTGCATCACCATAATTCACATAGAAGTTATCGACCCCGACCCCGGTCTTCGTTACTTTCAAGGATTTGGCCCCGCCATGCGCCTGGCCTGCATCAATGGCGGCGCTACAATTGGATGAACTGTCTAAGTCGCCTATTGAAAATACATCATCTTCAGCATTACCATTGGTAACAATGTTGCCAGTCCCTACTAATGTTGCTCCGATTCGACACGGCGAGCCAGGTTGCAGAGTAAAGTCGTCTGAACCTGCGTCTGTGAAAAGGGGGTCGGATTCTATTCCGTTATTTTCTTGTGGGGAGTAAGTAGCATTAAAATTTGCCAAACTACTATCCGTATCACCAAACCAAGATGTTAAATAAACTCCGTCAACCTTATAATAAAGATTATTATCAAAAACCAACAAGTTTTCAGTTTCTCCATCTTCTTTATCAGTTTTTAGAACTCCACCACCAGTACCAGAAAGGTATAGTATGTTATTTTTAAATGTAATCCCTTTGCAATAATCATCATAAACGCTACTTCCAACTTGTAAAACTATCCCATCGGTTGTTGTAGTAACTGTGTTGTTGTAGAAGTTTGTGTTTGAATCCCCATCTGTTACTCCGAACCATACGCCCCAACCAGCAGTGTTATTATCAAGATTATCAAAAACATTTGAATATATGTTGTCATTGTTGGTAACTTCGAAATTTGCTGCTCTATTCGACTCACCGGTAAGACTGATATAGTTATTATAAAAGTTGCAGTAGAAAGACCCATCAAGTGAACCAGCACTACTTTCATCAACCCACAGTCCAGCAGCAGGGATAGCCCCTGTAATTTTATTATTATATACATCTGCATAGTGAATATTGGAAAGCATGATGCCAGCCGAATTTGCCCCAGTAATTGTTCCACTTAAACTGTTTTTATAAATAGATGACCCCTTATCGTCAGCAGCAGTATGTTGGACAAAAATTCCCCTGTGATAGCCATACCCAACAGGAGCATTTTCATTTCCAAGTATGGTGTTTGAATTAATTGTGTATTCATCTACATACTGTAACCATACACCAGAAGCCCCCTGGCCCCCAGCCGCCGTTCCACCCCAATCATCTATTGTGTTAGAAGATATTGTAATTGCATCAGAATTGTGTCCACTCGCCCCTTGAAATGATATACCATGTTGCCAACAACCACTTATTGTTGAATTTTGCACAGTCCAACCAACAATCTCAGAAGATGAATATGCCACATCAATTATTGCTTCATTACAATATTTTGTGGTGATTCCGTTTAAGGTCACATAAGATTTATCAGAAGCAGCAATAGCATTGTTTCTTTGTGGAAATTCAAAATCCCTTGCCCCACTTCTTGTCGGTTCTCCTGTATCATCATAGACATATACATTCCCACCATCATATGACCATTCGCCATCAGCATCGCACGAACCCTTTTCCACTTTTGTCATTCTGGCAAAGCCTGAACCTGTATCCCCCCAAGCCACATTTGGTTCTGTTCCGGTCGCCCAATACCAAAGGTTTGTGCCACTTTCGAAATCTGCAGTATCACTTATCCCTTCACTAAGAACAATGTCATCCCAATAAATAGTTACAGTTGTTGGGGCAGTAATGAAAGCTTCTGCTCCAAATTTAACTGTTTCGAATCCATTGTCAGTACCCGTAAGACCAGTTGAGTTATGTTTTTCTACATCATCAAAATATACTTTATGATAGCCGTTGCCACCAGAATCTTTTTTAAGATGAACCTCTAATTTATGCCAATCTGTATCATTGCAAAAATCTGTATAGTCCATATTGTCAGAGGCATCATCGAAAGATGAATATAACTGAACTTTTGAAGAACCATTAACCATATGGAAATAAGCGATATAGGCATTTGCTGCGTTGTCAGCAAAAGAAAAATAAAATTTTCCGTCAGTCCCAGGTGTCATAGTTGAAAATTTAAGCCATACGACAAAGTGAAGTGTTGTTGGTGCGGTTCCGCTAATATCTTTTGATATATATTCAGCCGTTGCATCATCCAACAGCATTTCCCAACTATATGATCCACCATGAGCCGCGTCATCGTCAACCTCTGCATCAGATCCCGAATCTGTTTCACTATATCCATCTAGTGTGCCGCTTGTTTCTTGTGTCCAATCTTCAGAATCGTTTTTTTCCTCACTACCATATATTACACCCGCATGATCGGGATAATCCCCCCTAAAAGTAGCAATACTTCCCTCTGACCCACTATCAGGAACAGTAATTGTACCTCTAATAGTATCACAGAAATAGGCCGTATCACCGTCTAATTCGCCAAAAGAACCACCATTGAAGTCGCTCAAACTTTCGGCATTGGCATAGGATGAGCCATCATTGTCTCCTGCGCCGTCTTCTGTGACATAATAGGTAGCACCCCAAGCATTCCCAACCAAGAGCAGTGAAGCCACTAAAGATAAAAATAATTTTTTCATATTAATCACTCGCACCCCTATCAGTCCATGCCCCTCTAATCGTGTCTAATGACCAAATCCAAGTACCTGACGCATTTTGCATCCTTAGGCATGAAATCTTGCTGCCTACCGTTGAGTCCGAATCCACGCAATCATTAGCGTCAAGAGTCACCCCATCAAGGTCAAACGCTTCACCAGATGGTGGATTGATTTCTATGTTCTGGGCTTCTTCAACCAAAAAAAAAACTTGAGCGGCATAGCTGACCGCAGGGAGGGTTAAGTCGGCCTCACCGTCATCGCCCTGGTTGGAAATATATTTATTGGCGATTATCTGCGCTTCGGATATACTGGTGTCTGCTGTTAAATCGAGCTTGCAGAATTCGCGCATAACTTTTCCGCCAACCCTGAAAACCGCATTGCCCTCAATAGTTAAATCACCCGACCCGGACCTTGCAATAGTGGTATCAGTAGCATGACCTAACTCAATCCCCGTAAACTGAGGGCTGTCACCCGTTCCTACCCCGATTGAAGTTCTAAGGGTTGCCCCGCTTTCCGCTGCGGGGTCGGTCGTACCGTCACCAACAATCATTTGACCGTCAGTAAGAACAGCCATAGCCGTTATCGCAGAAGTACCCGACCCCAATAACACGCCGCCATCAGTCAGGGTAGTAGCTCCTGTTCCACCCTGACTAACAAGAACCGGCACGGATACCCCCCTTGCTGCACTTGCCTTGTAAAAAACCAGTGTAATCACATAGGTTGCACTTACAGTGGCCTGATTATCAACGTCTAGCGTAATCGTCCCGACAACTGGTTGATTAATATCCTTGATAGCTTGGGTTGCCGTAGCATGAAGAAGGTTCGCCCCTCTGCCGTCAAGCAAATCATCCCCACCGCTATCCTTTACATATACATCAGCCGCGTCCGGGGCGGTTGTGCCGGGGTCGGCAATTACCTTGTATAATATCCAACCTACCGGGCCACCAAAAGAAATGCCTGTCTCGCCGCTTGCAATAGCTGTATCCGGAATAGAACCGTCGCTTGAATCTCCAACACATGTACAAGTAACGACATAATATTGCGCGTTCCCCTGATAATTTTTCGTAAATGCGTCAGACAATGTGACCGAACCCGCCGCAAACGCCCCAGATACCATAAGCAAAAATGCAATGGTAAATAGAAATAATATTTTAAAATACTTCATCGTTCCTCCTATTTATTGTTCTTATAAATCTCAGCAATTTTTTCACCGGAGCGCCCGACTATATAACCCCCCACACCAATCTTCATTAAATTATATAAATGGTCGGGAAGTTCTAAAACGGGGGCCTTATCCCAAAACAAGGCAAGGTAGGGATACAGCAAATAATTATTAGCCACTATACCGACTATGGTTAGCATTAAAATCGGACGCCAGTTTCTTTGCAGCCAGCTCTTGCCCTGAATCTCAGCAATGACAATCTTCGCTCTGTTTTCCAATAGCGTTAGAAACTCGGTGCTTGCAATGGTTAAAATCTTATCCTTAAGGGCCGCTTTTAGTTTTACAGCCAAATCTTTGTCAGGAATAATATCATCGACAATATCCAAACCCTTAACAAAAAGATTAGCGACCGGCCCGATTAATGCTTGCCACATACTTAAACCCCCCTAATATGTCCACACCCAAGGGCGTGGGTGATCTATTGAATGATAAGCATCATCCAAGTGAATAAATCTTCCTTTGCACGGACCCGTTTGCTTAATACCAATGCCCGTGAAATATTTACCTGCGTGAGTGATAATCCAATAAGCCCGATGTCCATATACCGCAATATCAATAGCATGACCGGCTGAATGAATACCACTACCGTTTAGTTTTTTATCATAATCAATACAACGAAATGCAGACGTTGCTGGAAAAGGAAATCCGGCATCCATGCGTAACTCAATCAGCTTGGACATAAAAAACGGGTCCATATCGTTCTGACCGAAACTGCATTTACCGCAATGGCATTTTAATTCTTTATTACTGAAAAATAGATAGCGATCTGTCATTGATCTGTTACCCTTTTGCGCCCGTTGCTTAGTATGGCAATGTCCGTCGCCATCTTAGCCTGTTTTTTTATTAATTCGTCCAGCTTGTTTTCAATCTTAACCAAAACCCTATAACGCTCATCACAGACAACTTTTTCTTGTCTCTCCCCGATTTCCTCATGCTGCCGTTTAATAATTATGCCGATTGTTAAAAGCAGCAACCCTCCGCCAGCGCCTATCAAGTAGTTCAAGCCGGGCATTTTATCCCCCTTGCCCTTCAAGTATCTCGACCCGTTCAACTAAGTCCTGAACCGCATCGATTAATTGATTTATCTTATTATTCATGACTTGCCCCGCCGCCTGTAAGGCATCAATCGTGCTGGTAAGGTTTGCCACCTGGGTTTGCAACCCTGATGCCTCAAAGTAAATCGCCCCGACATTACCCTCGGACAGCAGGTTTTCATACAGGTCGTTAGCATTAAACGGGATAAGCACATAACGCCCATCTATCGCCGCATCTTCCGCCGCTGTCTGGGTGGAAAATATTCCAATTGCCTTTAAAAACGGGTCGCGCTCACATAATATCCATCCGGTCATAATAAACCCTCGTTAAATATGCGCTAAATTTTTGCGCACAAACAGTTTCTTGCTCGAATTAAATTCATAATCTTTTAAGACTTCAAACGGTAGCTTTTTATCTTGCCGGGACTTTTCGCCGATCTCGATTATTGAATCGCGGTCATAATGAAAACACACGATTTCATCATATTGCTCGGCAACAATCTGCGCATGGTTTTTTCCATCCTTTTCCATGCTCAATAAGATAGGCGGCACAAAATCAATCGGTTTTTCGGATAAACCCCAATAACCCGGAGGGGGATCGTCGCAAGCCCAGAGATGCTCGACTTCGCCGGTAACCTTATTCCTTAACGCATAAACAAAGGGCTCGTCTGATGCGGTAACATACCTCCAGCGCACAGCATAAGCCCGCCCGGTGGTCGCGTGGGTGTTATAAAGGCCAAACCTCGCGGTTGTATCCGCCGTACTAGAAGAATGACCCGTAAATCGAATGTCAGAGGTAATACTATAAGCATTGGGGGAAAAACAATAATCCTGCATAGCAATCCCAACATATGTAAGCGCTGTAAGGGTTCCACTGGCCCCGGTGGTGTCCGCCGTTGTTTTTAGTTTTGAGGTTGTTACATTAGCAGCTGCAATCTTTGCGGTTGTTACCGATGAATCGGCTAAAACCGGAGTTTTGCTGTTCACCCCATCATGGTCGTGGCCATCTGAGTTTGATTTAATATCAAACAAAATAATGTAATCATCGCCCGACCTTATGCCGTCGGAATAGAGGTTGTCACCCGTACATTCGACCCGATTGGATGCCGCCACCGTATCATCAATCGTATAAAACAACCCTTTCCCGTTCCCGGAAGTAAAGAGAATGGTGCGTCCATTATGCTCATCATCAGTAAACCCGGCCCCGGTGTCTATCGCGTAACCCGTCGCATCATCCGGCGGGTCAGAAGTTAAGGTGCCGGTTGATTCACCAAAACAAAGTATGAACAGGGTTTCGATCATCTGCCGTATTGCGGGATAGGTCGTTTCGTTATCTGGTGAATCGGCATCCGTTTCCGTATCTAACACCATTCGTAAATTTGATATTGCCTTAAAAATATCTGCTGCCATGTTTTTATAATCCTATTATGGACAAATTAAATGCGCATCGTCATCAGCGGCACCCAGGTTGTTTGATGTATCGGCAATAAAGCCATAATTTTTTTGCTCGCTTGTGCAGTTATCATAATCAGCAAAAAGAACGATCCATCCTATTTGCAAATCAAGTCCGGGATCATCGCAAACAATCGCGCCGGTGCTGGCGTTAACTGAAGTTAGGGTTATATTCGCTACCCGCTGCCGCATATGCGCCATGCAAACCTGCACTTCCGGGTTGGTAAAATAGGCGTACTTTGCCGCATCCGCCGCTGATACCGCAAAGTGCGTCCTATCTGTTACCCCGGTAATGGTCATAGTTGGCGAAATAACCTGATAAATACTTCTCGCAAAGCCCGTATCTAATAATTTAACCTTAACACCGCCGCTCGAATGCTCAGACGGCCAGGTTGGGTCTAAACTGATAATTTCCATGCGCTTTGCAGATATACCCCTGGTGCCGCTTTCTAAATCCGGTAGCTTAGAATGAGTTACCGGAACTATATCCCCGGCCTCGGAAATCATCCGCGAAAAATGACAGTTAGCGCTAATCTTAATCGGCGGGGTGGCAAATCGCCCAAATACGGCGGTCTTTCTGCGTTCCATGATATAAAGGGCCCGTGAAGCTAAAGAGGCCGGTGAAAGGTCTGTATGGAGCCCTTTCGACTCGATTTTAAGGGCCTTCTTGCCCGGACCCCGGTTGGCAATAGATGTCGAATCTAAATAAAAAACCTCATTATCAAACTCATTATCCGTGCTGTCCCAGTTGTATGAAAAGTTAACTTCGTTAATTAGGCTATCAAGGTTCATATCCAGTTCGGGCAAATCCCGGAAGCAATCCTCGTTAAATGATTGCACCTCGGTATATGCCGCCAATGGCGGCTTAACGGGTTTAAGGTTTATTTTACCGTCGCCGTCAATGGTTAAATACACATTTAACAGCCTAAATATTTCCGTCTCAAAAAAATCAATCGCCTTTATGCGCTCGTTAATAGTAATGGATATTCGGTGGGAATCGCCAGGGAACCAATCGTCCCGGACAGCCTCGATGCTGGCTACATTAATAAAATCATCATCGAGCCCGACTCCGTTTTCGGCTGCATACCAATCATAATCCCCGTTCGTTCCGGCCCCGGTAGATGTCAAGCACCTTAAAAATATATCAATCGGGTTGCCCTGGACCGTTACAGCCGTGTCTTCGCTGCCCCTGAATATTTGCCGTTGCATCCATTTTTTAGGGTCGGTCATGTTGAAGGTATATTTAAGCCCGCTTACAGAAAGTTTCATCCCGGTAATCCATCCCGTGACGCTTAACATATCGGCCTCATCCATGCCCAAATAGCCCCATTTCAGGGTTGTTTTCTTTCGATGGAAGTAATATGTATCCGTAGCGATTAAAGCCGTTATTTCATCGTTATAATCTAATAGCTCAAAAGTAATGTCACCGATAGTCGATTTGCCTTCTTCGGGGGTAACGCTTTGCCCTCGCCCTTTGACAGATATTACATATTGCTTTAAAGCATTATCCGGACTGCCCGGCTGATGATTACAGTAATCCGTCGCTTCCCCATCGAAATGTATTAGATACATCGGGGTTTTATAATCAAGGGCATGGTAAGTATCGAAATTGGTATTAGTCGCTAACATCGCAATTTGCTATTCTTGATTTTAATTTTTGGGTAACAACCGGGATGCCAAAACCTATAATGCGCCCAAAGCCGTCAATCTCAATCCATTTTAACTTGGTCAACTCAACAGTATTGTTTAAAATTCGTATCTCGTTCTCAAAGCATCTTAATTCGACATTAAAATAGTACATTTAAAGGTTCTCTAAAAACCTGAATGTATGTCGATACCACGACCCGTTTGGCCTGGGGTTAAATCCTTCCCTGGCCGGCAATACTACTTCCGGCCAATAGTGCCAATGCCTGAACGTATCCCCAGAGGCATATGTATAAATCAGGTTATCATCCATCGTTACCGACACCCCGGCGCTAATGGAATTAATTACTCCGATCTCATATTTTGTTCTGTCGGCCGATCTGATGAAACAAACATCATCGACTGTCAAACCCGTAGTCGCCGTCAATGGTATAACCTTTTGCGCCGCTGCTGCCGCACCGTCCAGGGTGGTGTTTACGGTTAGGCTGGTATCCATGGCAAAAGAAAATACCTTGCCCTGCTCGGCCCAGGCGTGCCACGCGATTAATTGTCTGTAAACAGCTTCTTGAAAATAGGCATCAAACGTGATCGCTTCGCCAAAATTATACAGGTTAAGCGTTTCAATTTTACCGCTTGCAGACCGTTCTTGATAATTGTACTGCATAGGGATAATATCAAGGCCATCGGAACCAATATTCAAATCAATATTGTTTGAATCATATGTAATTCGTATTGTCATTTTAGTTTACAAATACCTCGCGATCCCCAGCTTCATTTATCTTTTCGACCAACCGATCAATAAAAGCCTCGTCCCCGATAAAATCGCCCTCGATATTAATAGTAACCGCGCCTTTGCTTTCCTGCCCCGTTGTCGAAACCGGCAATCCGGTTGCCGGGCTGGCCGGATAAGTTGGCACAGCCCCTCCGGCCGAAACCACGCCACCCCCACCCGTTGGGCTTTGGGATGCGATTGCAGCCACCTGCATCGCCCCGTATGCCGCGCGGGTTCCGGCTTCTATCCAGTTAAAGGGCCACGGCACCTCGGCCAATGCCCTTACAACCGCCGCATGGGTAGACATCACCGCCTCACCGATTGCCACACCCTGATACATTCTAAAAGCTATCTCGTTATATTGCCCCAATTGCTGAAACGCCCAGACCGCATAATCGAGACTTCGTTTTGTAGATTCCTGCTTGGCTTTTTGTTTTAGCTGCTCGGTCTTGATAACTTCTTGTGCTGTTTTATGGGCAAGCTCCATTTCGGCCGTCATCGTGCCTTCTTTTAATGCCAGCATCCTGGATTCATGGTCATATTCCGCCCCTAATTTCATTGAGTGTATTCCGGCAATCTGCGCTGCTTCTATTTCCCGATGCCGTTGCATATATTCAGATTTATCGGATAACATTCGCTGCTCATGCACATTATACATATCTTTTAACGATTCGTATATTTGCGCCTGTCTCAATATATCCTTGTCGGTTACGTCTTTGCCTGGCACAATAATACTACCGCCAATAACTGCGGATGGCTTTTCTTCTTTCTTTTGGGAAAGTTCGCGCCGAATAGTTGCTTGCACATTTGCAATCTGCATTTCTTTTTCTCTAATTAGGGCATCAAGTTTTTCTCGACTTCCATACATTAAGGAAATGACCCAACCAGAAGACTTTTCAGCTTTTTCCCTTAAAACTTTAAGTTGCGATTGATATTTGCTCAGTTGGGCATTTAAAATGTCCATACTGCTCATTCCTTCTGTTAGCTTTGTCATCCAATGAGCTATAATCTTAACCCCTTCTGCCCAATCGGTGAGAAATGGCAAAAGGTGCTTTGTTCCTGCTAGCACAAATTCTCCCATTGCTTCTTTGGCATCTCCCATCAGATTCCCAAGCTGCTCCCAGGGCCCCAGCCCGGTTTCTGCCAATGCTTTAGCTTGTCCCCCTACTTGTTGTTCAATTTGTTTTAATATGGCAAGGAAATCTCCCGACTTTGCGATATCTTTATCAATCGTAATACCAACCCTTCGTAATTCTCCAGCCATTCCCATCGATGCCTTGCCAAGCATATTAGCTGCCTGTTTAGCATCGCCCCCCATAAGTGCCGCCAGGTCCGCCATTGTTCGGGCCACCCTCGGCATTACATCATTTCCAATATCTTTATAGGTAGCAAGAAACTTCATGCCGGCGATAGCTGCTTCATCGCCCATCGTCGTAGTTTTTTGGATAGATTGAGCAACCCCAATCATTTGTTTTTCAAATTCCGGAGTGTATCTGCCCATTGATACAAGCGCTTGATGAAACCCGGCAACCGCTTTTTGCTGAACCCCGGCTGCTTGTGCCCAGTCAAACATCATGTTTTTAACTTTGGATACGGAATAAATTCCGGCGACAACAGCTCCCACCCCCCGCCATGCTTTTTTCATTGCGTTAGTAGTCTTTTCATTAATTAAACGGGCTTCACGCATAGCCCTTTCATACTTGGAAGTATTGCCGGTTACTTCAACATGGGTTTGCTTGGTTGCCATTCCTTTATCGCCTTAGTTTCGGCATTCGCGCCATCAAATCCGCCTGCTTGCGTTCCTGCTCCTGTTTCTTTAGACGTTCACGCAATTTAATTTGCTCCGGGCTGAATTCAAAGTAATATCGTTCCATGATGCGGTAATAACTCAAAACCTTGCGGTCAATACGCGACAAGCGGTTGTATTCCTTCGGGGATAACCCGAATTCTTTCATGTCTAAAACAGCGTTATAAAGCGGTTCAACCGGCCTGTCGTCTTTCGATTCTTCGTTGTGCTTTTTGTACTTTTCTAAAACCGCATCGGTTAATCCGATTCGCTGGCGGATAAAAAATCCTGCCTATCCTCCGCCCATTTAGTTAAGCTCTGCACATCGTTAAAGATAACATCGAGCTGATGCCCGGTGATACCGTTGGATTGCAAAACCCGCTTACGATCATCGTAGGATTCGGCCATCGTGCCGTCTTTCTTTTTCAACGGCATATCCAGGGCGAACACTGCGATCTTCCAAACGAACTCCCGGTTATGGGCATCCATCTCGTCCACATATTTCTCGTCCGTAAAATCAAAAACCCGGAACACGCCGCTATTGGGGATGCCCAGGCTTTGGCCCTCCTTGCTATCTTTTTTAATGTATCTTTCAGACGATGGGGGTTGCGGGGCTTTATTGCTTAACTCGATCTGGTATTCATAAACCCCGGTGGATTTGATAGGCACCTTTAACGATTGTTCAACACCACCCTTTGTCACCTTGACATTCGAGTACCCGCGACTTTCAAACGTCCCGGCATCCTCGATTAACTCTGATAAAACCTGCTCGTCCATAATCTCCCTTCCGTAGCCGTGTTAATTTCATTAAGCCTCAACGCTCGTCCCTGCGGTAAAGCTCGTAATTCGAGTAATCGTGCCGTAACACATACCGTTTAATGATACCGTAATGGCATCATCCCCCTCGGATATCTGCTGCTGATCAAGTGGGAACCATACCCCAGCATATTTCCAGCCCAAATCCGTGCCGCCCAATTCAATTAAATACTCTATATTGCAGGTTGATTTGTTGGAATCGGCAAAAGGCGGGTTAGCGTTGCTGCCATCCCGTAGTGTATCCGATTCGGTGGATTGCAGGGTATTACTGTTAACAGTGGTGGTTAATCCATCATTCATGGCCGCCAGCCAATCAAGCAGATAGGTTGTCTGCGATCCATCGGTAATAATTGCCGAAAACGTGACCGGCACAGGGGCCATTAGTTTGTCGTCCGGACCTTCAATGTAATGCGCATCGGAAGTCATCGCACCCCTGTCAAGTACCAGTATTTCATCAGTCAGCGGCGCTCCTGCTGGGGCTGAAAAATCGCCCGGATCGAGGTCCAGCTCTAAATAGTACGGGGTTGCCGTACTATCATAAAGCCGTATTTTCGCGTCTTTTTTTGTCTTTTTTGCCATTATTATTTACTCCTGTTATGAAAGCATATAGTGATCATATCTCATGCCGAAACCGTAAATCCTTTCAATTATACCGTACACGCCCCCCTCGCAGGATAACGTGATTGCATCATCCCCTTCCGTTATTTTCTGCAACTCTTTCGGGAAAAACACCTCATAATAGGCATATCCGATGCTGGTTGCCGGAGCCCCTTCTTGATGGAAGTGTGAAGAAACGGCCAAGGAAGATGTCCATATAATCTGCAAATTGATACATTTCTTGTTGGTATCCGCAAAAGCCGGGTTGTAATTGGTGCCATCATTTTTCGTTGTTCCCTTTGTGGTCGTCGGGGTTTCAACCCAAATCCCAGGGGAACCCGCCCATCCTGAATCGGCATCACCGCCCTCTAAGGCAAGAAAAAGCGTTTCGTCGTTCCATGTTGAGTCAATCGAGCATGTAAAACTGATCGGCATCGGCTCATAAATCTTATCATCAATTAACTCGATGTAATGTGGCCGATAACCATCTCCGACATACCACATCTCCATCCGTCCCCTGTCCAGTATCAATTTTTCTTCGGTTAACGGTCTTCCAATCGGGCCCGTAAAATCCATATTGATAAACGGCACCTCAATATGCTGATGAATCATGGGGGATAACAGATCGGCATCAGGGGCAGTTGACGCACTGGTGGTCGTCATAATTTTAATCCAGTAATAAGTAGATGTTAACTCGCTATCGATAATATTCGCCCCGGTTGTCCAATCCTTCGGTATTTTAAAAGAGAACTCACCGTCTTGCGCAAAAGTATCTCCGCCCGATACGGTGGTATCTTCAAGGCTCGTTACCTCATTGCTAAAATCGGTTCCATCAAAATAATAACAAATTAAGGCCCCGGTTCCCGCACCATAATTCGTCCCGGCTGACTTTAAATACTGACAATAACTAAAAAGCCGGGTACAGCCCAAATAAACGGCATCGGTATTGTCTTCTAAAACGGTTGAATAAGCCGTATTATCGGTTTTTACATTTGCCGATATATCTGTGTAGGCCCCGTCATATTTTACGATTTTAGATGTTCCGCCCGCTACACTACCCCCGGCGGTTATCCTGTAAGACGAGTAAAGCCTTAAAACCCCATTTTTCCCGGTTAACTTCAAACTCATATGCGCAACCTCGCATTTTCCTTGCTGAAAAACTTTTGAAAAAAGCGCCTTTCCAGATAGCGCGGAATCTCGTTTCGATACCTTCGCCAGAACGGCTCGATTATCGGGCGCTTAGGGATCGTTAAAAACTTGGTGGACTTCTTTAAGTATGCGCCCCCTCGGTTTTCGTGCTTTTCTCGCGCAAAGAACTTCCGCATCTTGGGCGTTACCCGAATGCGTTTACCTTCTTCATGTATCTTAGCAACAGCCACAACGCTTTTAGTGCCGACCTTTAGTTTGCCAATATTTAAAAAACCTACCCGCAACATCAACCCGCCCGCCTTGCGCGACTTGGAAACCCGGAAACGGGTCATGCTGCCTAAATTAAACAACGGCGGCTTGCGCCTGTCACGGCCACGCTCGGTAATCGGGTTAAGCGTTTTATCGCCCCCTATGCGCCCGTGTCGGATGTCTTGTTGTAAAGCCTTACGGTAATGACCCCCGGTCATCTTTAGCGCTTCCTTTAACGACCATTCGGCCCGTTGCGGGGATACTTTTAAAAAGCGCCTGATTTGGCTATCGTCTATCTTTATCTGAAACACATTAATCCCGTCGCCTTAACGCAATAATTAAAACACGGTCATCCTTGTAAACAACCCCCAGCTCCGGAGACATCTCCCAGGTTTGCTCATCGATGTAAAACGTGTCGCCCTGCTGCGGGGTAGTCACATCGGAGGCTTTAACCGTAATATCGCATGTGGCCGTGTCTTCGTCCCGGACATAGGGTTCCTGGCTGGATGCGGTACGGTCCACAATCGCCGGAATGGTTCGCTCCCAGTCATCCTTCGGCGTGTAATCAATACTTTCAGCGAATTCGTCCGTATCAAAAATAACGGATAAATCACTGGTCATGTCCGTTTTAAACGTCATGTATTAAAAAGTTCCCACCCATTCACCACGGTTTCTTGCCTTAAGGCAATCCGCACACCTTTGAATCCGGGGGTTTTTAAGCCCCCGGTATTTAATGCAACCCTTTTGTTTATTAGGTTACGATTGTATCGTAGAACAAACACCCGGCATCGGCACAGGTAACAACCGGGTCGAAATACTCGCTTGCCTCAACGATCCACTGCTTTTCGGCATCTTCCCAGTATTTCCTGACCGTCCGGTAAGGCCCGGAGCTGATTTTGGTGTTTGCCGCCCCTGCATCGCCTTTCCAGTTGAAAATGTAACCAGCCGCCGGGGTTTCGATGCTTGGAGCCGGTGGACGGTAATATAGCAGCGCCGCGCCCTTGGTCGCGTTGGTTTCCCAAAGGTCAACTGCTGTGAAATCCGTACCTGCCATGACTTCCTCGGCGCTCGAATAAATCGAGCCGCCGATAATAACCTCGTCCAGCTCGAACAACTGAGCAATGGTTGAAGGGGTAACATCGGCCGGTCTGCCTTGGGTGCCAGTGTACTTGATGCGTTCCAGTACTGAATAGGTTTGCTTGATTTGATCAAAGGTTTTTGAGTCCATCAAAAGCACATTGGGCATAACCCCAATCAGTTTCCGGATGACCTGGCGCTGGGTTAAAATGTCAGCAATAAACGTATTGGTTGAACCATCCGTATCCTTTACCCATGCCGCTGCCACATCGTCTGTGGTCGTCCAGTTGGCCGCCGTCATGCACAGGGTTGACATCAAAACCTCTTTCGCAAGCAAAATCTTATCGGTTGCGAATTTCGCCCCGGTGCCCATAGGGTCAAGCACGTCATCGGCATTGTTAATCAATTCGATGGGTACGGGATGCCCAAACGCATACTCGTCGCAGCGGTAGGTCGTGGAGGTGATCGGATACCCGCCCCTTGCGGCCTTGGCACCCGGACCCCTTACCCTTGCCTCGTTACGGAACCATGCGCCTTTGCGAAAAATATAGTAATAATCGCTTTGCTTCGGCACCGTAACATTTTGAAACACGCGCTCCGCCACGTAGTTTTGATTCTTGTGGAGGATGCTTATATTTGTCAGCGCCGAATCTACATGGGCGCTTTTAGGTGTTGGTAGCATTGTCCTTTTTCTCCTTTAGATTTTTTATAATTTTATTAGGTTGCATAAAGCGTATCGCAGCAAAGCAATACGGCTCCGACATCGTCCTCGGCTCCTGAAGCCATAACGCATATCCCGCGCACATTGTCCTTTGCGGTATCGGCCGCATCCCCCTTGCCGTTATCTGCCGCACCGACATATTCGGCCTTTACCTTTGTGCCGACCGCCACGGCATCATTCATCACTAGCTTGGAAACCCCTGCCACGCGCACAACCGCAACCTCGCCAAGCGCCGGTGCATTTTGCAGAATCCCGATGGGATATTCGGTTGCGCTGTCCAGCAAATCCACCGTGTTATCGTCTGCTAAATGCACAAACCGATATTGGTGGGTCGCAAGACTTTCTGTATCAGCTAAAAAACTGATGTCTAATCCGCTATACTCAATAGCCATGATAAATTACTCCTTTTATTTTTTATTTAAATCCTTGTCTTACGCGACGTAACTTTCCCGGTATGCCTTATCCAGCTCCGGGTTTTCCTTGCGAACCTGCTTTAAGGCCAGCTCATAGGAAATCGTTTTGTCCTTGTCCATTAAGGCAATCGCCAGTTTTGCCAGCTCCTCGTCCGCCGGGCCAATGAACTTTTCTTCCTTGACTTCCGGTTCCTCGGACCCAACCGGCTCTGGGGCTTGCGTTTCCAATTCTTCCAGCTTTTCGGCCATTTTGGCCTTCTCGGCCTTGAACAGCATCTTAAATACCTCGGATGCCGGGAGGCCCTCTTTGATGCACTTCAAGGAAACCTCGAAGTCGCCATCCGCTTCCAGAATCTCGATCACCCGATTTCTTTCAGCCACCTCGCCTTCCCCGAACGCTTCATTGGTGATCTGCTCTAAAAGTTCCGGGGCATCCGCCTTTAAATTGTCTATCGTTAATTCCATGAAAATTTCTCCTTGTGTATTTTGTGGTGAATCGTTTTCAAGTTTAATATTAACCTTGTCATCACTAAAACTTATTGCCGCCGTTTCATCATCGGCACCCAAAGATACAAAGCTGACTTCGCCAACCTTGCTCTCGGTCCAAATCTCGGCGGGGCCCTCGATCTCGTTACCGTTAACGGTCAGTTTCTGTTCCTTTTCCAGGGTTTTAACCTTGGTGGGGCTTACCCCAATGGATGCTTGCCACGGATAACCTTCCTCCGCTAATTCAAGCACCTCTTTGCCGTCTGCGGTTCGCTTGGAAAAATTGCCCTGGATATACAGGTTATTATCCGCCGTCCATGACGCGCCGTAACCAACCACACGATCCCGTGCGTGTTCCCGTAAAACCGGAATTTTCTTTTTCGTTTTAATCCCTTCAACATCGATGGTAAGGTTCCCTCCCCAAAGGCGCTGAACGGGTTGCCCGGTATAAGCAGTAATTAAAAACTTCTTGGCATCCCCTTCCTTCTCGCCTTCTTTGAGTTCAACCGGCAACGATAAGTTCAAAGAGGATCGCTGCCCCTTGTCGTTGTCCCAATACGCATTGCACATTGCATACGCCTGTTGGGCATCCTTGCCCTCGGCGATCACTTCGGATGTGCAACGCTTTAAATAATCCTGTTTACTCTCATTCTTCGTCGGCATAGGCATTCTGATTCCCTCCATTGGCTTTGCCGGTTCTTAAAATCTTTACGTCCAATTCCGTTATGCGATCGGTTTCGTGCGCTAATTGTTCAAGCACTTCTTCCCAGTCGCGGCCCTGCCCGGCCACTTCTTCCGCCAGGGTTGACAGCCCGAAATCAATCGCTTTGCGCGACGCTTCGACCTCTTTGACCGGATCGACCCAACCCCAGCCGCCGCCTATCCATGCGCACCGGCAATACTCGGCTTTATTGTTGTAAAACCCGTTTGCCTTAAACTTTCCGCGCAAAAAGGCTTCTTCCATGACCAGGTTCCAGACAGGTTGACAGAATCGCGCCGCGAACCATTGCCGCCAGGTCATAAACATCCGCCGGGCCTCTAATAGCGCCGCCCGCGCACTACTATAATTGGTTTTACTGAAATCTTTGGCGAAAACTTCATAGGGCAACCCCAGCGATATGCCGATAATACGCATCATAGTTGTAATGAACGATTCAAACGAATCACCGGGGCGCTTAGGTTCAACGGTATTAATTGCTTCACCCGGTTTTAAATATCCGATCATGCCCGGTTCTAATTGCTGCACCCGCTTATCGTTCGCGTCCACCTCGCCCGCGCTCAAGTTATACGCCGCCGTGAAAGCATCGTTTTTCGTTATGAACACCGCAAGACAGGCGGCAATCCGGGCGGCCACGACTTCAGCTTCCAGGTAATCAGCCAGGTCTTTGAAATAATTCAATACGGGCGCCAAAAACGGCACCCCGCGCTTTTGGCCGGGCCTTTTTGTGGCGTAAACGTGTAAAACATTCGGTCTGCCGTCAATATCAAGGGCGGATATGTCTCTTATCTTTTCACTGTTAGCCTCTTTGATGTGATAGGTTACGGGTTGCCCGCGCGACCCGACGGTAATACCATCATCCACATCGTCCGACATCAGGCGGTTGCACTCCACCAGCTCGATGCAACGCTTAATTTCTCGCCACGGTTCGGTTGCCATCACCGGCAACCCAATTACCTCGCCATCCTCGATAATCTTGCGTAAAGCGACAAATTGAATTTCATCGAATGTCAAGCGGTTGCCTGAATCGGCAAACGGGATCCATTGCTCCCAAACCATCTCGGCCTGATGGCATAGTTTGCGAGCCCTGCTTTCGGATATACCCAACCTGTCGGCCCGGATACGCGCCTGGGGCCGTAAACCCCTGCCAACGATATTGAATCCCATCGTATCAGTAGCGCCGGATGCAATAGGGTCGTTCCGATTTAAATCACGGGAACGGTTTCGCAGGGTTTCGAGTTCCCAAATGTCCGGGGTCGGGTCTTCCTCGCCCAAAATCCAGTTGGACCGCAACCGCCCCACACTGGCCCCTTTGTATTGCAACGCCAGAGCCATGCGGATGCGTTCAAGCATTCTTTGGTTGCCAACCTTCGGAGATACCCAGCCGATGGCACGGTCAAGAAAGTTTTGTCGAACTTCGGGCAGTAACGGGTCTAATGGTTTGCGTGTCATCATGTCGGGTCAATAAACTCCGCCCGGTTAAACATTCCACCGGAAGTTTTGGAATCAATCGCGTTTATTTGTTCGAGGATGTCTTTTTCTTCTTGGAGTAGTGTCTGATAGGAACGTGTCAGGGAATGACCCGGTGCGGTAGTGTACGAAATTGCCTTGCGGGCCTTGGCAATCTCGGTGCGAATATCATCCAATCGTGCGACTAAGGTTGCGCGGGAATCATACATAAAAACCCCATAAAAATATAATAGTGTTCAATAATTGAACGTATTATAACATAGGTTTTTGGGGTTTTATTGATTTGAACAGAAATGTAATAGAATTGTAACAGATATGTAACAGAATTGTTACACTAAATGACTTGACAGGGGTTTTTTATTCGGCTTCTTGGGGGATGTCTTTCATATGGGCAAATGTTAGTTTTTGAAACCATTTATCCAGGTTATCGGCATGGGCATACCAATGGCCATCGATAACAATCGCCGGCATCCCCATTTTAATAAATTTATAAAACATAGGAATAGAAATATCATCTAAATGACTGCAAATGGCCTTCCTACCGATCAGAACTTTGCTATTATTGCCCGATCCAGTACCCATATATTTTTATCCTTATTCGGTTAGCAACCCATCATCCTGGGGCATATTATATCCGTATAATTCCCGGTTTGGTATCTTGAATATTTCCGATTTTCCAAACACCTCGACCTTTACCCCTAACCCTTTGGCAAACGATAGCCATGATTCGATGCCCGGTTTTTGATAGGTATACTCCTCGTCAACCAACCGCACCCCGTAAATACAGATATGCTTAAACCCCCAGTATAGAGCCAGGGCCACGGCGTAATCCATTGAGCTGTTAAAATAATTGGTCTGGTATTCCCGGCATATCTTTTTTAATGGGTATTCATAACTTGTAGGTATTTCGGGAATTTTGTAGCAGGTAATAAACGGTATTTTCAAGGCATTAACCCGCTTGCTCACTTCCTTAAAGTGATCTTTTAACAGATCGGTTTCACGATCAAGCATGGTATAGTCGTGGATATCTATCACCACCGAAACAGGTCTGCGCAACACTAAACCCGTTAATCCCCATGTAATAGCATCCCGTTTAAACGGGGCCAACTCCCAGCCGGAGGCCCTGCCGATAATGTGTACGGCCTTATCCTGTATGTTCAAATTCAAATTCATGCAGTTTAACCTTTGGTTTCCATTGTTTGTAGGTTGTCGCCCGGATGCGCCTATAAACTTCGTCTTTGGACATATCCGGAGTTATTGTCGCCAATTCATCCAACTGCTTGCGCGTAAACGGTTTGCGAAACCATTTATCCCTGGACTCAAGGGGATAATTAAACAAAATGTCCATACACACTTCGTAAAACAAAATAAGCAGATAATCATATGTCCGGATTAGAAGTGTTGTCACATTATCCGTTTTAAATATCGGGAACCATCTTTCTCTAATCACCCCCCCGGTGTCAGGAAGTTCATCCATAAAATGACAGGTTACACCAAACGAGTCGGCGTTTTCATAAAGCGCAAAATTAACACAACCAATGCCCGGATATTGCGGCGATCCGGGGTGAAAGTTTATGGCAGCTACAGAAGCGCTGTCAATAAGATGCTTCGGGATGATATATTTTGACAAATACGAAATTATATAATCGCCCTGCCACCAACCGATTTCGTCGCCCGCCCTATTCCAAATCGGGAAAACGTCTGAAAAATTGTTCTTTAGAAAATCGTAAACTACATAACAGTCGGGATGATCCTTCCTGCCAAAAAACAAAATTGATTTATCGGATTTCATTTGCTTTTTTCTCCATTAAATATTCGGCATATTCAAAATCGTCTATGGTATCAATGTCAACCGACCTATCGGCTGGCATAATATACGCATACGTCCTGTCGGTATAATACTCTTTACGCTTAATCAAATCGTACTTAAAGACATAAACCGCGCCGTTAGGATAATAGCTTTCGCAATAATCCTGGCGCTGGTACGTTTCTTTACCCATAATGGTCATTAACCGCCCGTCATTCAAAATGCGCTTATGCCACTCAATGGGATGGGTTTCTTTGGTAAAACTGATCACAGAATCGGCTTTCTTTTCGAAAAACATTAAAATACAGGCATCAATATCGTTGGATGTTCTGAGCGGCGAAGTCGGTTGAAGGATAACCACGTTATCGACGGATTGTTCTTCTTGTTCAATGGTAAAAATAACGGCATCCGCAACCGGAGTATCATCCTGGGCTAATTCAGCGGGTCGCATTACAACTTTGGTATTATACCATGATGCCCATGATGCTATAATACTACAATCAGTTGAAACTATTATCTTTGATACAAGTATTGACTGATTTGCCTGGTCGATTGTATGAAATAGCAGCGGTTTGCCCTTTAATTCTTTAATGTTTTTACGGGGCAACGCTTTTGAGCCGCCCCTGGCAGGTATAATCGCTAACATATTCTATCTATTCAACCATCCCGTTTTAGGTTCAACCCATTTTCGGCCGTTTTCCTGTGTAATTATAGGCTTTTCTTCCTTTTTCTTGCTTTTTTCGTCAAAATATCGCTTTAATTCGGGCCAAAATCCGGGCTGATTCATACCGTATCGAATCGCCGCCGCATAGGCATAAACCTCGATATCAAGCGCCTCGTTGGCCCGACCCGGCTCTTTTGTCCACTCATACCGGGGATAACCCTTAACGTACTTTAAAACCAGCCTTTCGGCCGTTAATTGCTTAAAATATTCATCCGTAGCCGCTTGGTGCCAATGATACACCCCGGCGCCATGCCCAGGCATGTTTAAACGGCTGTAAATCGTCACCTTGGCCTGATGAACGCCTATTTTCCATAACTGGCAACCTTCCTTGATTACCTGCCCGGCAAAGTTAACATCTACAAGGGTCGGCTTAAACCCCACAATCGGTTTGTTCTCGCCGGGGATGCCCTGAATGGCATAAATACGCGGGGCTCTTAACCGGCAATAATTATACACTGGCTGGGTACGATGCCCCATGGCATCGATAAAGGTTGATTGAATTTGCAGGACATGGCCGCTTTCATGCTGATAACCGGCGTTTAAGATCATGTCCAGCTTGTCCCAAACATCGTCCTGGTTCGGATCTCCCCAAATTTCCGTATGATATATCAGCCAACTTTCTTCACCCACCCCCCAGGCCCGGACTAATACCGCCAGTCGGTTATCCTGAGTATCAACGCCACACGACAGAAATAACCCGTCATGGGGAACGAATTTCTCCGCGTATGTCTCCCTGCGCTGGCTCAAGACTTCCCATTCGGGGGAAGCGCCGCGTTCCTCCCACGAATCAGCCATCATGGTATTAGTCCAGGCTTTTAGCTTTTGGGGTTTTCCCTCTTTGGCCTCTCTCGTTGCCGCAAGGAATTTCTCGGTAATGATCTTCCATGTATTTTTCCAACCCAACGGGCTATATAACGCATTATATTTAAAACCGCGCTTTGATGTCCTTTCCGGATATTTATGAACGTACTTGCCGCGCTCCAACATCCAGGGTTTTTTATGCTCGTCTATACGGTTATGGCAAAACTTGCATTCATACCAAACCTCGTCCACCTGACCGTTATCGTCCCGCGTAAACTTAATCCCGAAACTGCTATCCTTGCCACCCCATACAAGGTATTGATATTCCATACAGTGCGGGCAGGGAACCTGGAATAACCCTTGGCTGGTGTTTTCCCAATCGCGCTCAATATTGGATGCGCCCTTTACGGTTGGTGTGCTGTTTTTGTAAATCTTGCTGTCGGCAAACGAACCGGTACGCCTGTCAGCCAGCTCGCCCGGATCGCCCTCGCCCTCGATGTCCATATCAAAGCCGTCATAGTCATCCAATATGACATACTTAGCCGGTTCGGATCGATACGATGCCGCCGCATTCGACCCGGCCAATAACCATGACCCGCCCGGAAACTCTTTAACCAAAATAGTGTTTTGGCTGTCGCGGGTCTTCATGGTTTTAATCTTGTCTTTCAGGCACGGAATTAATTTTATGGACGGCGTAATGCGCTTTTTAGAAAACCGCTTTGCAAGACTTTCTGTCACAGTAATAAACAGGCACGGCCCTGGATATAAATCGGCAATGCACATCAAAAATATAATCCCGATAGTCGTTCCGGCCAACTGGGTCGGTTTAATCAATACAACCTCGCTGGCGGCTGACATCGGAGACAATTCGTCAAGCACCTCGCGCACAAACGGGGTGCGATCAATCCGATACTTGCCATGCTCCTTTGTGGATTCCTTTGGCAAAACAAAGTTTGCTTCCGCCCACTCGGAAATGGTAATATACGGGTCGGGTTTTATAGCCTGTTTGAATGTGTCAAGATAGATAGTCATATTTTTAAATTATGGAGATATGATATCTGCGGGCCCTTGCAAATATTGTTTTGCTTTAATTTCTATTGTATGGTTTTCTTTATTTTCCCAATGAATAGAGGCCCCCGTTAGAGAAGGGGTAACAATTTCAACTATCCCATTGTGTTTTTGTAAAATAACAGCGGCAAGTATATGGGCCAAATGATTAATTGATTTTTTTTGTTCATATATTTCATCTAAAAGCTCTTCATATTTTTTTGATTTTATCCACATTTTATAACCCCTCCGATATTTCGTCTAAGAGTTCATTACATTCCTTCTTTAGAATCTGTTCACACTTAAACTGATCATCCTCGGCGGCTACCAGGGCCGATACCCGCCCCGGCCAGGCGTTAACCTTTTCCTTGACCAACCGCGCCGCCTTGTCAGCATCCTTCCGGACCTGATCGGCTTCTATTAGTTTCCCCCTTTTTATTTCATATTCCAACTTGCGCAATCCCGCCTTATATTGTTGATCTACCGCACGCCCAACACTATAATCCATTCCAGCCTTAACGGGCGGCACAGATGTTTTTTTATTTTTATTTGTTTTATTAGAAGACTTTATCGGGTCCAGGTTCTGCCCCAGTTCTCTTTTTGCAATTTCTGGGTCTATATCGTAAAAACGCCCATTTTTGGTAATAGACTCTTTTAACTTGCCATTTTTGATATAGCTGACAACTCTGGGTTGTGATACTCCGATATGTTTTGCAAACTCTGCCTGGTTCATTTAATAAGTTCTGCCTTGTTCCCGGTGTAATCTTCCCAACGCTTGACGATTACATCACAATAATGGGGGTCTATCTCCATTCCGTAACATTTGCGGTTTGTTTTTTCGCAGGCGATTAACGTTGAGCCGGAACCTAAGAACAAATCCAACACCGAATACTGATTGCTGTTTTTTATGGCTCTTTCGGCAAGCAACACGGGTTTTTGTGTGGGGTGTTGATAACCTGTGTCTTTAGGAATCTGCCAAACATCGCTATCAGAACCATTAAAATCGCCTTTATAAAAACACATTTCATATTGCCCCCTGTACCCCTTTCCTAATCCAAAATTATTTTTAACCCACACAATTACGTCTCGCGGTTTAAATTTTAAATGAACATAATTCTCGGCTCGACCCCATACATATAATTCTTTAGCATCAGGAATAGAGTGATAAAATTGTTGGGGATCTAAATCATCCCCGCGCAATTCCATATTTTTGCGCCCCCCATATCCCCCAAGTCCATACGGAGGATCCGTAAAAACCATGTCCGCTTTCTTCCCATCCATCAACCGCTCGACATCTTCCTTCTTTGTGGCATCCCCACACAATAAACGGTGGTTGCCCAAAGCATATAGATCCCCCGTCTTGGTTTTAGGTTCTTCGTCCACTTCGGGAATCTCATCATCATCAGTCAATCCCCCAGCATCTTCCTCGAGGTATCCGGATATAAAATTATCGATATCAATGTCGGGTAATTCCAGATCGTCACTTATTTCATTTATGTCAACCGAATATTCGTTTAAGAATTCATATAATCCCTCATCGGTTATATGGGCATATCGGGAATTCAATAACAGCAACTTCTCGGCCGCTTCGGTTTTGTTTTTCGCTTCAATCTCAACAATAGGAATGTCCCCGATTTCATATCCTTCCTTTAACATTTCCTTGACAACAAACAACCGCTGGTGGCCGTCAAGGATGGAATGTTTCCACACAAATACTGGGAAACTAAAACCATACTTCAAGATTGATCGTTTCAACTTCTCAAACTCATCCTTCTTTAGCTCTTTTAGGTTCCCCTGAAAGGATTTTAGTTTATTTATAGAAACATAGCGTTGTCCCTTGCATTTTATTGGTATATTTTTCATCGCCTTTATAACATCCCGTAATATAACAACTTTTTCGGCCCATTAACTAAAAATGTCGGGCGGCGCT